ATGTTTCTTTCTGCGAGTGTATTTTTTTAAGTAGGGGGGGGTCAAACCTTCTCCAGTATTAGATATTGGATATTTTATGAGTCATCTTAAATCACTACCGAGTGTTGATGATGGCTTTGCTACAGCTATGCCAAATTTTGGCGGCAATGTTGCATCTGAAATACCAGAGCCGCCAGCTAAACTTAGTGTTAAAGAGAAATCCATTTGGCTGCATATCACTACAGCTTTGCATGAAGTTGGTTTGATTCACTTAACCGATGGCTTAATGTTGAAGGTTATTTGCACTACTTTTGTTCGCTGGGTTGAAGCCGAAGAGTCTTTGAGTAAGTTTCAAAAAGAAAATGGCGGCCATTACATCATTAGAACGCCTAATGGCTATGAGCAGCCACACCAGCTTTACTACATGTCACGAAATCTTAAACGTGAGCTTTTGCAATGGCTTCCTGAAGCCGCTATGACGATTCCTAGTTTTCATAAAATCATGGGTGAGCGTGCTGTGCCAGATCAAGGTAATTTGTTTGATGATCCAATTGCTGCACATAAAAAACTAAAAGCAAAAATTGGTTTGGTAGCTCATACAGGTGGCAAGTGAATTAAAGGCTTCATCAGTTGATGAAGAGTATATTTTTAATTGGGATTCATACGGTCAAGCTGTGCTTGCCGGTGAAATTCCAGTGTCTAAGTGGACAAGATTAGGTGTTGAGCGTCATTACAACGACTTAGAGCATGGCTATAAGCGCGGTTTAAAGTTCTCTGAAGCACATGCACAACACGCCTTAGAGTCATTTTTATTCTTACGACACAGCAAAGGTGAATGGGCTGGGCAACAATTCCAGCCATCGCCATGGCAAGTGTTTTGGGTAGCGGTTCAATTTGGTTGGTTGCGAGCAGATGGCACTAGGCGCTTTCGTGAAGTATGGGAAGAAGTCCCGCGTAAAAATGGGAAAAGTACTAAGTTAGCTGGTGTCGGTATTTACTTATTCCAGTTTGATGGTGAAGGTGGTGCAGAGGTTTACACTGCAGCCACTAAAATGGATCAGGCGAAAATAACACATGCTGAAGCTGTTCGCATGGTGCAAGTTTCACCATTGTTGCGCAAACACATTGGCATACGCCGCGATGAATTATTTAATCCAATGCCTGGGCGTGCTGATGTATTTAAACCGCTTGGTCGAGATTCAAAAAGTCTTGATGGATTAAATCCACATGGTGCGATTTTTGATGAAGTACATGCGCACCCAACCAGTGAAATTTATGATGTCATAAAATCAGGTATCGGCGCGCGGTTGCAGCCTATGCTGCATCAAATTACTACAGCCGGCACAGACTTATCAGGTTTTGGATTTAATCAGCATACCTATGCTGAAAAAGTGCTCGAAGGTGTTTTTGAAGATGATGAATTTTTAGCGATTATCTACACCGTTGATAATCCTAAAGACTGGACTAACCCAATTGAATGGGCAAAAGCAAACCCAAATCTAGGGGTATCAGTTTACTTTGATGGTTTAAAAGCAGCTTGTGACAAAGCTGTAAGGCAATCCACTGAAGAGCCAAACTTTAAAACCAAGCGCTTAAATATTTGGCTCACTGGTGGTGAAAAATGGATTCCAGTCACAGAGTGGAAAAAGTGCGCAAATAAAACATTATCTTTAGATGATTTTGCAGGTGAACCATGCTGGATAGGTTTAGATCTAGCTGAAAAATCGGATATTGCAGCGCTGTGTTTAGTCTTTAAACGCAACAATCAGTACTTTGTGTTCTTTCGTTTTTATTTAAATGAATCGCAAGTCACTATGGTAGGCCATGAACACTTCTACAAGTGGGAAAAATCTGGCGAATTAGTGATGACACCTGGCAACGCCACTGATTTTAATGTGATTGCTGATGATTTACGCAGTTATAAAAACAAATTCAATGTGCAAGAAATACCGTATGACCCTAAATTTGCGGCTTATTTTGCGACAACATTGATTGATGAAGGCTTGCCAATGGTTGAAATTATTCAAACCGCAAGCCACTTCACATTACCAATTATTGAAATTGAAAATCTAGTACTCACTGGTGATTTGCAGCATGAAGGCAAAGAGTCTATGGACTGGATGATGAGTAACGTTGTAATGCGCGAATCAAAATTTTCAGGATTAAAACATCCAACCAAAGAGAAAAAAGAAAACAAGATTGACGGCCCTGTGGCTATGTTGATGGCGGTTGGTCGTGCATTAGGCGGTGAAGTAGAAGCACCAAAAATTAAACAAGGCTTCGTTGCCCTGTAAGGATCAAAATGAACACTCAAAAATCTTGGTCTGACGCTGAAAAAGTTGCCGTTAAAGGCAGCGTTATATTGACCAACTGGAAAAAAGAGCGTGAAGAAGCGCGTGCAGTTGTTCAAAACTCAGATAGTACTTTGGTGCGCAGTGGTGACATGAAGGTTTTAGAGTTATTCGGCATTAACCAAGGCAAGATTGTAGTTAATGCACAAACAGCGCAGCGCTTATCAGCAGTGGGCGCATGTATCGGCATTATTGGCGATGCAATGTCTACTTTGCCACTTCATCATTTTAAACGTGATGGTGATGATCGAAAGCGTGTGGTTAATAGTCCGCTTAATAAATTATTGAATCAAAGCCCAATACAAAACTGGACAGCCTCCAGCATGTATCAATGGTGGGTGCGCTGCAATATTCTACGCGGTGATGCAATCACTGAGATTATTAGAAATAAGCAGGGTGAGCCGATTAATTTACTGCCTTACCATCCAGACCGCGTGCAAATTAAGCGCATTGGCAATGAAATTCTTTATCAATTCACACCATTTGATGATGGTAAAACCTATGTTCGATCATCCGATGATGTGCTACATATTGCTGGCAATGGCTTTGATGGTGAAAAAAGCCTCTCTGTTATTCAGCATGATGCTAATCACTCCATTGGAATTGCCCTGGCAACCAATCAATATAGTAAAAAATTCTTTGAAAATGGCGCTTCACCTAAGCATTTATTCTCTACTGATAAAGAAATGGGAACTGACCAAATAGATCAGTTCCGTGAGCTTTACGATACTCGCTATGCAGGGCCTAGCAATGCTGGACGCCCAATGATATTAACTGAAGGTTTGAAAGTTGATCAGCTCAGCATGAGCTCAGTTGATGCTCAGCTATTAGAAAACCTTAAATACTCAGTCATTGATATTGCCCGCGCCTGCCGTGTGCCGCCAGTGCTTATTGGCGCGCAAGAAACTACCTCAAGTTGGGGTACTGGCGTTGGTGAAATTACTCTTGGCTTTGTTAAATATCATTTAGAGCCAAAAGCCTATCTATGGGAACAAGAAATTAACCGTAAATTAGTGCGTAAAGATGATGAATTTGTCGAGTTTCAATTCAAAGGCTTTTTACGTGGTGATGCTAAAGCTGAAGGTGAATCATTGCGTCAAGCACGTGGTGGCTCAATGGGCCCAGGCTGGTTAACACTAAATGAAATTAGAAAATTGAACAATGAGCCACCTATTGATGGTGGTGATGTTATTTATGAGCCAAAGGGGGCCACCAGTGAGCAAAAAGCTACTGCAGTTAATTAAAGACAATATCAATCGCACTGAACCAAGTATTTTGGTAGTCAATGCTGATACCAACGAGCCAACAATCTATCTTTATGATGTGATTGATCCTTACTGGGGTGTGAGTGCATCAGACTTCAATAAAGAATTGATGCTGCATAACGGTAAAACTGTGCATTTACGCATTAATTCACCTGGTGGTGATGTGTTTGAAGCTGAAGCAATGGCTACATTCATCAAGCAGCATGGTGATGTCATTGCACATATTGATGGCTATGCAGCCAGCGCGGCCACGCGTATTGCTAGCGCAGCTAAATCAGTCGCGATTGCTGAAGCTGGCTTTTACATGATTCACAATGCTTGGACGCTAGCTTATGGCAATAAAAACGAGCTGCGCAGCACAGCTGATCTACTAGATAAGGTTGATTCAACCATTATTGCAGATTATGCCAAGAAAACAGGCCAAACCACCGAGCAAATCGTCACTTGGATGGATGCTGAAACGTGGTTTACCGCCCAAGAAGCACTTGATAACGGGTTTGTAGATAGCATTTTTACTGGTGATACATCCAAAAGTAATGCATCTGCAAAAGAAAAATCAAAAAACTGGAATCTTTCAGCCTTTGAAAATGCACCAAAAGCACTAACAGCCTCACCTAAACAAGATGAAACAGACTTATTTAGTCAAGCAAAAACACAAATCGAGGCAAATCAACGCCGTTTACGATTGCTAGAAATCGCATAACGCTCCTGCGTTTGTGACCAAAACCCGCCTAGTGCGGGTTTTTTTATGTCCGCTCACCACCCAACACGAAAGGAAACAAAATGAGCATCCAAGCATTGCGGGAGCAAAAATTAGCTCTCAGTAAAGAAGCAAACAACGTATTAACCAACAAAGGCGATCAAGTTTGGACTAAAGAGGATCAAGCTAAATTTGATGAAGTGAGTGACAAGTTAGAGTTAGTCAACACTCAAATCGATGCACATCAAAAAATGTTAGATGATGCTGCTGAAAATAGTTTTGATGATGTTGATGAGTTCCGCATCAAAGGTAAAAAAGGCGAAAAACCAACTGAAGCTAAATTTGCTTTAAATGCTTTTTTGCGTAAAACAGATCGTCAAATGTCTGATGAAGAATCTAATGCTATTCGCAATACCATGAGTACTACCACAGGCTCTGAAGGTGGTTTCACGCAAGCGCCTCAAGTCGCATCAGATCTTATCGATTTGATGAAAGCTTTTGGCTTTATGCGTAAAGTTGCTGAACAAATCACCACTAGTACTGGTGTTGATTTAAGTTATCCAACCAGCGATGGTACGAGTGAGATTGGTGAGTGGGTTGCGCAAAATACATTGGGAACTGATTTAGATCCAACTTTTGGTACGCGTCCAGTCAATGCATTTAAAGCAGGTTCAAAAGTTGTAACAGTGCCTATTGAGTTGCTACAAGATAGCCAAATTGATGTGCAAGCATTGATATTTAAACGCTTAGCAACACGTATTGGTCGCATAAGTAATCAAGGTTACTCAGTTGGCTCTGGCACTGGTCAGCCTTTTGGTATTTCTACTGCGGCAGGTATTGGTAAAACTGGTACAACAGGCCAAACTACTACATTGATTTATGACGATTTGGTTGATCTAGTAGATTCATTGGATGCTGCTTATTTAGATGTACCAGGTATTGGTTTTATGATGTCACAAACATTACGTCGAGTCATTCGTAAAATTAAAGACACCACAGGTCGCCCAATTTGGACGCCTGGCTATGAAGCTGGTATGACAGCTGCAACCCCTGATATTTTATTGGGTTACAACGTGTTTTTAAATAACGATTTAGCTGCACCTGCGGCCAATGCCAAATCATTAGCATTTGGTGATTTTAGTAAATATCAAATCCGCGATGCAATGGATGTGACTTTATTCAAATTCGACGATTCAGCTTATGTGAAAAAAGGCTGCTATGGCTTTATGGCATGGGCACGTACTGGCGGCAACTTATTAGATTTGAATGCCGTTAAATTCTACCAACACTCTGCAACTTAATTTGCAGTTTTAATTGCAATACACAAAGGCGACTTCGGTCGCCTTTTTTAATGTAAAGGAAACTTAACATGGCAAGCAAACTAAAAGCCGTTCGTGTACTGACACTCTTAACTTTATTTGGTGTGATTTATGAGGCTAACCGCGTGTTGAATCTTGAGCAAGATTTAATTAAATCATTAAAAGAATCAGGTCAAGTAGATGACACGCCAGCAGCAGTGAAATATTGCACTGAAGAACTAGGCGTTTTACCAGTAACACCAAAAAAACCAGATGCCGAAAAAGCAGCTGAACTTGAAAAGCTCGACTTAGAAATTAAGGCGTTAGAAGCTGAGTTATTAGCAGCTGCAGAAGAAGATAAGCCCGCAATTCAAGCCAAGTTAGATGCTGAAAATTTAGCATTAAAAGCACTTACTGAATAATTAGTAAATTTTCAAATTAAAGCCCACTTAATCGTGGGCTTTTGTTTGTGCATTTAACTGATTTACCCAAGAGTAATTTAAGGAACCAATCATGACAATTCGTTTTCTAGCAGACTATCCTCCATATAAAGCGAATGATATAGCCACGCTTAGTGCCGGTGAAGAAACATCATTAGTGTCACAAAATTTTGCGACAACTAATTTGACTGGTGGTAATGCTTACAATCCAGCGCTGCCAGATGTGCCAAGCTATGTGCTGCATGCTAAAACTGTTAGCGCTGCTAAATTTGCACAAATTCAAGCTGCTGGCGTGCCTAGTAATATCAATATCTCATACCGAGTAACTGAAACTGGTGTTGTTTGGAAGTGGAATATATTGAGTGCAACTTTTGTGGCTGAGGGGAGTGGTGGTAGTTCATCATCAGCCAACTCACTCCGAACTGGCAAGCAAAGTGGCAACGTTTTCACAATGCCAGCTGGTCAATTAGGGAATAGCGCGGCAAGTGGATTCAATCAAGTAGTTGCACTTTACACTTCGGCGGGTATGTCAATTACGGGTAGTGTTTTAACTGTAGTCAATCCGCTTGTTGCTGGTAACTCAGGCACAACTAAGATTAAAGCGGCGGTGAGTGGCAAGGGCGGTACTGTCATCACTGGACCGGGCATTCCTGCTGGTACTTACGTTAATAGTTACGGCACTGGTAATGGTACAACAGGCGCTGGTACAGGTACATATAACTTAGCTAATGCGTTCGGTACAGCTATTCCTGATACTGCATCAGGCGTGGTATTTGGTGCTGCGTATAATAATATCTGCTACTACAGGGCTGTTCGTGATTCATATAGCCATCGCGCATTATTCGGTAACTTCGGCTTGGTACAAGGCAACGTGAACGATGGAACTAAGATTGACTTTCCATCTAACACACCCTTGAAGATTACAGCAGTATGGGATTTTGTCGGTAAAGATACAACTAACGTGCGCGCACAAGTAAAAGCTACGTTTAACGGTTTGCCATACTTGCTAACGACAGCTAACGAACTCTGCTCAGTATGGTGTGATAACGTAAACTTCCCTGCGTTTGCTGGTGAGAACTTTGCGATTAAGATTAACATTACGCATGCAGACGGTGTTTCTGCGTTCCAAATGCCCGCGTTTAATGCTCACAATATCACACCACCAGAATCAACAGCGAATGATGCTTACTTCGGTAAAGAAGGTATTTTTAATAGCGGCTCAGACGTAACGTCATTCTTAGTCAATGATGCTGGTACATGGTCTAGCGGAACGCTATTAAGCTCTGATAATCAATATAGACCGATTGCTGTAGTGAGTGACCAAGTGGCAACGCTGGATAAAAAAGGCGTGGTAGCCCTAAGCGATTCAATTATCGTATCTGATACAGGCTGGTGGAAAGCATTTGCACAGTTAAACCAAATACCCTACAACAATCTAGGTAAAGCTGGCGAGGCGCAGGACAATATTCCGTTTAACTTCACTGGTCGTGGTCAAGCATTGATTGGTGATATTTTGATGATTGAGCTAGGCACGAATAATACTCAAGCATCAGGCTTTGCAGCACTGCAGCAGCTTTGGAAGATTGGTCGTATGGCTGGATTCAAGACCATTATTCAATGTACCTGCCCACCTTCAACAGTGACAGTGCCATATCAAATCTCTACAGGTTCGATTGACTTCACAACGGGCATTTTAACTGTCAGCACTAAGACAGGTTCAGCGATTCTTGTTGGTTCGCCAATTAAGGGTACAAACGTACCAGCCAACACTTTAATTAGTTCTCAGCTAAGTGGTACGGCTGGCAGCACTGGTACTTATCAATTGCAAACCAATGGCGGCGCTTACACTGGTGTAGCCAATGAAACAACACCAAAGATTGACACTTGGAACTCGTTAATCTCTCAATCACAAGATACAGCTAACAGAGTTAGCCAAAATGCAAGCATTCGCGCAGCAGTTGGAACTGGCACAGGGGTTAATAAAGGCCCCGATTATGTAATTGATATTGAGAAATACACAGCAAGCCCTACTGATATTCTGAAATGGATTCCTGGTCTTTCTGCTGACGGTAAGCATCCATTTACAACGGCTGGCTTTACTGCGATTACCAATGGTTTAGCTGCTGATAACGTTGCGGCATTCTTCGCATAACCAAATAACCCCTTAACTGGGGCTTTTCTTGAGCAAAAATATGACAACACGTTTAATTACACCACCTACTGAAGAGCCGGTAACGCTTGATGAAGTGAAAACACAATTGCGTGTTGATGGCACTGAGGATGATATTTTAATTGAAAGCTTAATCACCGCTGCACGTGAGCAATGTGAGCATATTTTAAAGCGTAGTATTTTGCCACAAACATGGGAGTTGGTATTAGCAGCTTTCCCATGCGAAAAAATTAAGCTGCTTTACCCTAGCATTATCAGCATCACCAACATTAAATATATTGATGCGACTACAGCCAATGAGGTGACATTATCTTCTGGCCAATATGTGCTAGATAAAGATGCTGAGCCTGGCTTAGTTTATCCAGTGACTGGCGCTTCATGGCCTAACACTTTATGCCTCACGAATGCAGTCAGAATTCGTTATCAAGCTGGTTATGCTGATGTAGAAAGCGTGCCTGCAAGCATTAAAAATTGGATTAAATTGGCAGTGTCTGAAATGTATAACTGCGGTTGCGATAGCCTGCCAGAAAACTTTATGGATGCATTGCTAGATCGTTATCGTATTTGGAGTTTGTAATGGCTGCACCTTGTTCGCGTGATTTAAATCGTCGCATTGTTATCGAGGCGCTGACTCAAACCAAAGATACGCAAGGCGGCATGGTAGATAGCTGGACTGCAGCGCCACCAGTCTGGGCTAAGATTATGAATCTATCTGGCAATGAACGTAAGCTCACCACGCATGGCGGTGATGCACCAGAGGCACGCACTGAATTCACGATTCGTTATCAAGCTGGCATCACACCTAAACACCGCATTAATTATTCTGGCAAGTTATACAACATTAAGCATGTGAATGACTATAAAGAGCAACACAAATTTCTAATATTAACCTGCGACACTGGGCTAAACCAAGGTAGATAAGCATGGCTGGCACAGCGGTAACAGGGATAGCAGAGCTTACTCAAAAATTTAAAACTCTTGATAACAATCTGAGTAAAAAAGTCGGTTTTAAGATGGTTGCAAGCGGTGCAGGCATCATAAAAAAAGAGGCTAAAAGAATTGCTCTTTCAAAAGGTCTGCGTAGAACAGGTGCTACGATTAACAATATTGTCATTAAACGTGAGAAAAGCCCACCGCCATACACTATTCAGTACAACGTTGGCGTGCGGCATGGCAAAGCATTAGGCAAAAAAGCAGTTAAAACGGTGACTTATTCTAAGCGTAGTGGCAAGGCTTATACCAAGCGAGAAAATGACCCTTATTACTGGAGCTTTCTAGAGTTTGGACATAAGACTGTAGCTAGATTTAATGGCCAATCTGGTGGTGGTATCACTAGTTTTATGACGACCTTAAGAAATGGCCAGCGCGTTAGAAGAAAACGTGAGTATAAGAACTCAAGTATTACCGGCAGACGTAGATCATCGAATGGGTTTGTAGCAGCCAAGCCATTTATTCAACCGTCATTAGAAAATAAGCAGCAAGAGGCCATTAATCAAATGGGTAAAGTGCTCGATAAAGAATTATTAAAGGCTAATCAATGAGCATAAAACAAACAGTCTTTACGGCATTATCTGCTGTTTTAAGCAATACCTGGGCAGTTGAATTGCCCACGGATCCAACTTTCCCTGCAATTGTGTTTGAGGTTGATACCACGCCAGAGCAACAGTGGGTGCAAGGCGGTGGTTATGATCAGCATACTATCAGCGTGATAATGCTGGCCAGAACGCTTGATGAAATAAGCTCACTCAACTTGGCAGTAAATGCTGCGATGGAAGTTATCCCAGGCTATTTGCTAGATGGTGATCGTGGTGATGCTGCTTATGAAGATGATGCCAGTATTTATGGTTACTTTAGTAATCATGTGATACGACTGCAGAAGAGTTTAGGATAATTTTTTAATGACAATAGAGCCCGCCTAGTGCGGGTTTTTTTATTGGAGTAAGCCATGGATAAGAAAAAACAAGCGATTGACTCTGCTAAAGAAGAAAATCAAGCAGAAGCAATCCCAGCCACACAAACCCATCAAGACGAATTCGCAGGGCAGGGCGGTTCGTACTTTATCGACCCTGTCACCAATCAACGCGTTAAAAATTTAGGAGAAACACAACATGGCTAAACTCATGCGTAATATGTTGCTGCTGGTTAAAATTCAACCAGTAGCCAATACAGATGCCGTACCAACTGCAGCTTTAAACTCAATCTTAGCGCGTGGTATTGCACCTCAACCAGTCAATGCTGAGTTTGCAGATCGTGATTTGATTAGACCTTACTTTGGTTATACAGGCCAAGTGCAAGTACAAGCTTACTCAATGATTGAATTTGAGGTTGAATTAGCCGGTGCTGGCGCTGCAGGTACTGCGCCAAAATATGGTCCATTATTACGCGCATGCGGTTTCTCTGAAACAATTACAGCCTCTACAAAAGTTGACTATGCGCCAATTACTACGGCGCAAGAAGCCGTAACCATTCATTGCTACTTAGATGGGATTAAGTATGCAATGACAGATTGCAAGGGTACGGTGTCATTTGACTTAAATGCCAAATCAATTCCAGTGATGAAATTTAAATTCACCGGCTTTTCAATTACGCCAACAGATACAGCTAACCCAGCGGGTTCTGATTTCTCAGGCTTTATTGCACCATTGGCAATTAATAAACAAAACACACCAACATTTACTTTGCATGGGGCAGCTGTTAAAGCCACCTCACTCAGTATTGATATGGCAAACCAAGTTGATTACCGCAATTATATCGGCTCTGAAAATGTCACTTTCACGAATCGTCAGCCAGTTGGTAGTACTACATTTGAGTTAGATACAGTCGCCACTAAGGATTGGTATTCTATTGTGCGATTAGGCACGCTAGGTACATTGCAATTAGTACAAGGTGCTACAGCAGGCAACATCGTGCAAATAGATGCCCCTAAAGTTCAACTTACAGCACCATCAATTAGTGATGATAATGGCCTTGCATTTCTTAATTTGAGCCTAGCTTTGCAGCCTAATGCGGGTAATGATGAAATAGTAATTAGCGTTAAATAATTCCTCCCTGCTGAAATTAGCAGCTTTGCCCGCATGGTTTCCACTATGCGGGCTTTTTTTATTCAAAAAAGGTTCTATTCATGGCTTTTAAAATTGCACAAACACCTAGTTACAAAACGCCAGTAAAAGTGGCTACACCTAATGGCAAAGGCGGCTTTGATATTTCAGAGTTTAAAGCTGAATTTAAGCGCTTAACTTTTGATGAATTAGTCGAGCTAAAAGCAAGTGAAAAAACACATAAAGAAGCGTTACTTGAAGTATTGGTAGGCTACTCAGACCTGACTGATGAAGATGATCAACCGCTAGATTTTAACGAGGCTAACGTGAAATCCTTACTCAATATTCCACAAGCATTAGCAGCGCTGGCTGAAGCTTTCTGGTCAAGTATCTATAAGGCAAAAGAAAAAAACTAGCAGAGGCGGCGCGATTTTGGGCGGGTGAACGCGATGAAGCGCTGAATAAAATCAGCGTGGATGATGACGTGATCAACTCGCTCAAACAGGCAGGCGTGCCAGCTGAAGATATTGCCAAATTTATAGGTGAGCGCAAACCTAACTCTAGTGAGCAAGACTTTGAGGTATGGCCAGATAACTGGGTAACCTTCATTTTTTTCATTGAGCTTGCAACCCAGTGGCGCGTAGTGTCTGGTATGGCTGGAAACGTAATGCTTGGTTTAGATTACCCAGGTGTTGAAGCCATGATGCGCATTAAAAATATTCCAAAGAAGCAAAAATTAACATTATTTACCGAGCTGCAAATAATGGAACGTGAAGCGCTAGAAGTACTGAATAAGCCGAAAGAAAAAGAGGATTGATATGAGCGCACTAGGCAAACTTGTTGTAAGTCTTTCTTTAGAGTCTGCTCAGTTCACTAAAGGTTTAGATAAATCTACTCAAGAAACACAACGTTTTTCTAAAAATACTCAAGGCAGCTTAGTTGACTTAGATAAAGTCGCTGGCCAAGCTTTTAGTAGCATGGCTAAAGCGGTATTGTTGCCTGTAGCTTCATTTGTTAGTGTATCTACGGCGCTTTCTTTATTAAAAAACTCACTCGACTTTGCTGACAAAATCAATGATATTTCATTGGCTAATGAAGTTGCGGTCGGTACTGTTTTAAACCTATCACAAGCGCTAAGTTTGAATGGTGGTGAAGCTGATAATGCTAGCAAGTTATTTTCATCACTCACTGCAAAATTAGGTGAAGCTGCTGATGGTAGTGAGAGCGCCCAAGCTCAATTTAAGAAAGTAGGGATCAGCCTTAAAGATTTAGCTACATTAGATGGTCAAGCTTTGTTTGAAAAAACGCTATCTGGCTTAATGGCAATTGAAGATCCTGTCACTCGTAATGCTGCAGCGATGGATTTGCTAGGTAAAGCGGTAAAAGGTGTTGATATTGCCGGCTTAGGCTCTGATTTTTCAGATAACAAACAAAACTTTGTAGATGCTGATGAAAAATTTAAAGCCATTGGTGCTGCAATGGATAAGATTGATGAGGCTTCGACCAAATTAAAAACATCAATCGCAGTCAGCATTGAGCCTTGGTATGTAGCATCAATTAACTATATCGATAAGTTGATTACTGGCTACGATACGCTTGAACAAAATATTCGTAAGGCTAATAAAGCACAAGGCGGTGGTGATGGTAAGTGGACAGCCGCGCCTAAAATTACTGATAAGCCAGCATTTGGAAGCTTTAATTTACCTGCGGAATACCAAGGCGGCTCTGTACGCAATGTAACTGATACAGCTGCAGAAAGAGCTAATACAAAAGCAGCAACAGCTGCTGATGCAGCTGCAAAGAAAGCGCAAGCTGATGCGTTAGATAAACTCAATGAAAAACGTAAATATCAACTTGATTTAATCAAAGAAGAAATTGACGAAGAGTTAGTAGCTGCTGAAGCATTAGGAAAAGTCTACTCAGATAAAATCAAAGCGCAACAAGACTATACCGATGCATTGTCCGCTAGTTTCAATGCCACGCTTGATTTAGTCAATGCAGAACAAGATAACGTTGCGAATTTGCAGCGCCAAATTGATGTATTTAACTCAAGTGAGGTAGCAGTACAACAGCTTGAAGCGGCTAAGTTATTAGATGCTGCTGCAACGTATGAGCAAAGCATTGCCTTAATGCAACAAGCGGGCGCAAGTGAAGAGACTATCAATTGGACATATGCGCAAATTGATGCACTAAAACAACTTGGTCAAGCAAAGAAAAACTCAAGCGATAAAACTAAAGAGCTTGAGGATTTACAAAACGCCAAAAAAATCAATGATGAGTTTTGGAAGAGCATTGAAGGCACAGCGCATACTGTATGGACCAATTTAGGACAAGAAGGCACCAATGTATTTAAAAGTATTGGTAAAACAATTAAATCAACTATCTTGGATATGTTGTATCAGATCACCGTTAAAAAGTGGATTATCGGAATTAGTGCCTCCGTTTCTGGTGGTGCTGTTTCTCAGGCGGTAGCAAGTACTGGCGCATTAGGTACAGCTGGTGGTGGAAGCTCTGGCGGGATTGGAAACATCCTCTCAAGTGGAAGAAACATATTTGATTCATTTACAAGTGGTATTGGTAATTTTCAAACTAATTTTGCATCAAGCATTGCTACTTTTGGTAACTTTATAAGCGATTTGGGCGGCGGCGCTGCTTCAGGTGGGCTGCTCAATAGTTTAGGTAGTTCTATTGCCGCAGGCTCTGAATTTTTATCAAATGCTATCCCATATGCTGGTGCGCTAATAAAACTTGCACAAGGTGATGCTAAAGGCGCTGTATTTACTGCTGCTGGCGCAGCTATTGGTTCTATTATTCCTGGCATTGGGACTGCAATTGGTGCGGTAATTGGTAGCTTTATCGGCAGTTTTGTTGGAGGTAAGGATAAAGGCCATCGCTCTGGCGCTGGCGTTGGTACTAATTATAACAATGGTATTTTCACCACAGGATATGTTGGTAAAGGTACAGCTACAAAATTTGATAGTAGTTATGTTGACCCGCTTACTAATTTATCTAAACAATTTGCTACAGAGCTAGGCTCGCTACTTACATTTTTTGGGCAAAACGCAAATATATCGCTTGGCGCAGACTTTAAGGCTAAACAAAAAGGCGGGGATGGTAATACTAAGGGGGAATTTGGTGGCTCTGTTAATGGTAAATCATTCGTTGACTATTTTGATTACAACCAAAAAGATACGCAAGCTTTTCAGAGTTATGTAAACAGTGTATTAGGAACTACTCTAGTTAAAGCAATTCAATCATCGTCATTATCTGATGGGGTTAAAAAGTTCTTTGATGGTTTGTCAGCAAAAGAAGATGTATTAAATACAATCAATACACTTACTACATTGACTACGGCATTGAATGATTTGCCTACAGTATTTAAGGCAATTAAAAGCGCGATTGATAATACTGAGATACAGTTAAATGCTACGCAGTTGCAACAAAGCTTTAATAACATTTCAACTTATACAAGCCTTTTCTATAGTCAATCTGAAAACTTCGCAACATACACCAAGCAGTTAACCACAACATTCAAAGGTATGAATTTAATTCTACCTGGTACGCGTGATGGTTTTAGAAATATAGTTGATGGCATTGATACCACTACTACAAGCGGTTTAGGTTTGTTTAATCAACTTGTTTCATTGGCACCGACGCTGGATGCTTATTACAAAGCATTGCAGTCACAAGCTGATGGTATTAATCAAGTCAATGCGGCTTTGGCTGAAGGCTTAGATAAAAATCTGTTTAGCACCTATGCAGACTATATCACTGCTCAGGCTAACGTGATGGCAGGAAAATCTCCATTGCCTTATGTCGGTGATATGGGGACTCGTTCAAATGGTGGCAATTCTGATCTACTAGCTGAAGTTAAGTCATTACGTGCAGAGCAAGCATCTAATGGGACAACTATGAAAGCAGTATTAGAGGCTATTGCTACCTATACCTACAACTCAGCTAAAACACTCAAACAATTTAATAACGATGGCTTGCCAGCTGAAAGGACTGCTTAATGCAAATTATCAAGCCAGAATATACCAACGATGCCACATTGCTTGCCAGCAATGTGGCTGAAAATGATTATCCTCTATATAACCCTTTAACAACCTATGCCATCAATACCACGCTTATTTATATTGAAGAAAACGTGCATTGGGTGATCCGTTCTTTAGTATCAGGCAATATTGGCAACATACCTACTGGATTAAAAACAGATCCTAATTGGTCAAAATTATCTGAAACGAATCGATGGAAAATGTTTGACTTAAAAACTACTAGTCAGACTTATAACAACGATTCAATTGATGTGACTATAGTTGGGACTAGTCAAATTGATAGTTTGGCATTGTTAAGCATAGAAGGTGCAAGATTAGTCATTGTTGGAAAGGATCAATTTGGAACACCGATTTATAACGTTGATCAATCATTAATCTCAACAGATGGTATTTATGATCCATATACTTATTTTTTTAGCCCCTTAGTTAAAATCACCGATATCGTATTTAGAGATTTACCACCATTCGCATTAGCTAGTTATCAGGTAATAATTTCAAGCGTAGGTGCTATTGTTAAATGTGGCACGATGTTAATCGGTAAATTAACTGATGCTGGTGATACGCATTATGGTATGAAAATAGGGATCACAGATTACTCAATTAAATCAGCAGATGAATTTGGTGATTTTGTCATTACTGAACGTTCCTATAGTAAGAACATGACCCTTGCAGCTACAGAACAAAATACCCAAATAGATAGCCTGATTAACTTCTTAAACTCGATAAGAGCAACGCCAGTTGTCTGGTTAGGTGCTGCTCAATATACCAGCTCATTCATTTATGGCTTCTATAAAGATTATGGAGTGATTGTTGAGTATGCCACTGAATCTTTATTAAATTTAGAAATAGAAGGCTTGAGTTAATAAGCCAATTTTAAACAAACCCGCTTCGGCGGGTTTTTTATTGCCTGAAAGAAACCTATGTCAATTGATGTGATCCCACCATTCCCCCTTAGAAGTCAGGGCTTAATACAATCTGTATATAGTGCTGGTGTTGAAGCTAGCCTGAGTGCTATTCCATTATTTATACAGCAGTTAAATGCGGTGGGTTCAGCATACGCTTTAACTACAAATGGCACCTCATCTAGTAGTGTATTAATTGGTACTGGCGCTAAGTCATTCACCACTCAGACCGGCCTAGGCTATATGGTTGGAATGACGCTACGCATTGCCAATTCATCGACTAACCATATGACTGCCGATGTGACTAGCTATAACACAGTTACTGGTGCGCTAGTCATGAACGTGACTGCGGTATCAGGTTCTGGCACATTCGCCAGCTGGACTATTACGATGGCGGCGGTCGGTGCGAACTCGGCCGGCTCTATATCATTCACACCTTCAGGCAACCTTTCATCATCCAATGTGCAAGCAGCTCTTCAGGAACTTGATTCTGAAAAGCTATCAATTACTGAAGGTGTAAAGCCTGGCACGATTATAGACTTTGCAGGTACATCTGCCCCCTCTGGATATTTAGTTTGCCCTCTAACACTAACTAATATCAGCCGTACAACCTATGCCGCGTTATTTGCAGTAATTGGTACAACGTGGGGTGCTGGGGATGGATCTACTACCTTCGGATTGCCTTTCTTTCCTGCTGACTACGCAGGTGTACAAGCCAATGCAAACGTGGGTACAAACCATGTAGGTGAGGTTATCTCCCATACACATACATCGAACGCTATCAGACAGCCACCAAATACTGGGTCTAATTATCTTGGTGCAGGTACCCCGTTTGATGGGGCTGCTGCGGCAACTATTAATGCCACTGGTGGCGCTTCTAATAGAGCTGCTGGTGTGCGTGTTCTTAAATGCATTAAATACTAAGGGTTAGAATATGAAAATAGTTTATTTATTTGATCAAAACACGCGTCATTTTCTATGTGAGTATATCCCTCAAGAATCGCCACTTGAGCCTGGTGAATATATTACCCCTGAATCTTCAACAGACTTAGCCCCACCTAGTTTTACTGACTTACAAGAATGTAAGTTTGATGGTGAAAAGTGGGTGGTGACTGATAAGCCTTTACCAGAGCCTGCTGAACCTCATATTCCAACTTTTGAAGATGTCAGACAAGCACTGCAGTTAGCGATTGATATAAAAGCGCAAGCATTAGGATTCAGTGGTGGTAATGCCTTAATGTTATATGCAGGATTTACCAATCCATTTCAAACGCTTTCTAAAGGATTTGCAACATGGGAGGCATCTGTTTGGGTAGAGGCTGGACAGTATAAAGCCGAAGTAATCGCGGGCAGCAAGCCGATGTTGTCACCTGAAGAAGCTGTATCAATGATGCCTGTTTATCCTGATTAACTATCATGAAAACACTAGGGTTGATATTGATGGCAATTCGTTATTGCATATTCTGGACGCTGTCTTGGCTGCTGACTTTGCTCACATGGTTCTTAGCGCCTGCGCTAGCCTTACCTTGCTTTGTCACTATTAAGAATGAGCGCGAATGGCTTGTTAAGGGATTACGCTGGTTCCAAAGCTTTGATAATCCGCTTGACGAGTGGTGGATGGCTAAGCCAAACAACTATTGTGATAACGGCAAATGTACCTGGCTAAATTGGGATTTTACTAAGCCGTTCCACAGATACTTAGGCCGCATGTTTTGGCTCTATCGCAACCCAGCTTATGGCTTCGCTCAATTTGTATTTGGTTGGGGGTTAACGCTTAAATGTGGTTATTCAATAGTGGCTAAGCAAGGTCTTTGGGATTCTGGTACCAACAATTATTTACTAGTGATTTATGAGGATAAGAAAGCCTGCATATTCAATAGATATGCCTTTCAACTCAAGCTGCAGTATTTCTTTCGTGGCAAACGATACCTACGCATTAATGCTGGCTGGAAAGCACATGCAGGCTTTAATAAATTGATGCTGGCCACACATATTAGCCCGTTTAGAACATGGGAGTAAAGCAGTAAGTATCGCCGCCTTCGGGCGGTTTTTTTATGCCTAAAAACAAGAAAGGTTAGTTATGCCAGATCCAGTAACGCACGCGACCATTGCAAGTAATGCAACGGCCGCATCGATGGTGGGGGTTGCTGCAGTCGGGCAGGCTCTCGGTTTAGATTATGTGGCCATGTTCTATGCCTTCATGGGCGCAGTGTGTTGGCGTGCTATTCAGCCAAAGCTTGCACCTACGTTTGATGAAATCAGCGGGGCTTTGGGTTGGGCAGCACTTGCCATGTTGCTTGGCACATTGGGCGCGGTAGTGCTGGCATTATTCGCTGAGAATTATTTTCTATTTGTTAAACAGGCACCAAGAGCAACGTTAATTGGATTGCTTGCATCGTTACTAGGTTTCTTTTGTGTACCGGTTGTTCAAAAGTGCTTACAGGTAATTAAAGACTGGAGGCAATCATGATCTTACTTATCTCACATACATTTTTTGTAATTACTTTACTGATTTTATTTGCAGTTGCCTGGTTAAAAGTTTGCATTCTTGATCATGACTTATCTGGCCACAATATCAGCGCCATTTGTTTGATATTTGGCGTTGGTGTGCTGGGAGGTAATGAGTTTGTGCCGCTAGTTGTTAATGGCAGTTTGTATGTAATAGGTAAGGCCGTGCTGTGTTTTGGCATATTTCTCTGGTTAGTTGAAGATAGGCGGTTGAGATGAAAAGAACGATTAACGCAATAGTCATTCACTGTGCGGCCACGCCAAATGGCAAAACATTCAAAGCTGTAGATGTTGATGCAATGCATCGAAATAGAAAGCCACCATTTACCCGTGATAGCCAAGCAAGAAGAAACTTTAATCCAGATTTGACCAGTATTGGCTATCACTTTGTAATAGATGTGGATGGCACTATAGAAACAGGTCGCAGTTTAGAAGAGATTGGTGCTCACGTGCAAGGATCTAATGCTAGATCAATTGGTATCTGCATGATAGGCACTGATAAATTTACTGAAGCGCAATGGAAGTCACTACGCGAGTGCTTAATTAATCTAGCCAGCAAGATACTAGGCCGCACGATCATGACAGCTGACTCAATGCTTAAATCATTCAGTGATGCTGGTATTACCATTAAAGGCCACCGTGACTACTCACCTGATCTAAATGGTGATGGCATCATCGAGCGCAACGAGTGGTTAAAAATCTGCCCAGGCTTTGATGTGGCTGCTTGGATTAAAGATGGATTAATGCCGGTGAAATCATGCGAGATATAACTTTTGCACCAGCTTATGTGGCTTTATATCCAATTCTTGCAGAAGTTGCACGTGACAATGGATATTCATTAACTATACACGGTTCAGTGGGCAGAACTGAAGGTAGTGATATTGATTTTGTAGCCTGCCCATGGATAGAGGAATGTTCTACATCTGATCAACTAATAAAAGCTATTGCGGATAATTGGCTGGTTAAATCGTTTAACAAAAGACTTATTCGTAATGGACTTGATGCAGAAATTAAACCACATGGCCGATTGGCTTATAGATTTTCATTAGGAAATGGTGCTTGCGTTGATATTAGTGTAATGCCAAGTAGGTGTATTACAAATAATACTCTTGGCTTAAATGAGGTAACTGAATATGACTAAAAATACTCTAGTGAAAAATGGCATCATTGGCTTTGCTGGACTGTTATTTCTGGCCATCGTCCTATTTTTAATCATCAAATGGTTTCAGCAAGATGCGGCTAAAGTAGTAGCCCCAGTTGGAGTGCATGTAATCGCAACGCCAGCCAAGCAAGTGGCAGCCATACCAAAGCATCAAGCCGTTGTTAAAAGTGGCACAGTGCGCGTTTATGAAAGCCGTGCAAAAATAGAACTCAAACTACCTGAAGCGATTAAGCAGGATGAAGCCAAACAGGTGCTTGAATCTACGCGAGTAAGTTCAGACGACCACGACCAGACTATTACCACGGTTTTAAATACTGAAACCGGTGATACTGAGACTTTAGTTAGACGTGAACCATTACCGTGGATTGCTTGGCGCAATGATGGCTCTGCGGGTCTTTATACCGGCATTAAAAACGGAACGCCAACTGCAAGGCTAGAATTAAAACAAAGCATATTCAGCGTAAAAGCGATTAGGTTTGGCGCGGTGGCCACAGTAGATCAGCCACTAGGATATTCAGCTAAAGATTCACCAGATTATTTTGTGGGAGTAGGTGGTTCATACCAATGGTAGGAATCCGCCGCGTCCAGTGAAAATATCAATAATAAAGGGGCCGAAGCCCCTTTATTTAAATCAACCTACTTTTTATTTCGCGCCTGTGTCAAAGCTGAAGCAGCTACTGACTTTTCTGCTTTAGTTGAATTTGGGTCGCGTAATATTGCTGAAGCTTTAGTTGCTACTGCAGCACTGGTTTTTTCATTACTTGGTTTATTAGCCATTTTAAAATTTCCTTTAAAAATATTTTAAGCTGTCTGCATTGAGTAATTGCCACCAGGTACATTTACATTTAATATGTACTTAGTGTACTTAATACAGTATTACTGGATGATTCACTACCATGGCTCATAAATAGACTATCTTGCCGGAGCGACTATTTATGGGCCTTCCTCTATTGTTCTAGCAGGGTAGTATCCTGCATTGCTACTAGAACCAAGTTATCTTCTCATTTAAAATTCTCCATAAACACAACATGTGGTGATTTATCTATATACTAAATCATAAATGTTGGAGTTGCATAGTGCAAAACTTGTAATTTTAGTTACTTTATGGAATTCATTAATTAATTCAGGTAGATATAATTTACATTTTCTACTATAAATTTTATAAAAGATTAACGTCATAAATAACGTCAAGAATTTGTAATCAAGAGCTAGCTTAAAAAATAACACCCTGCAAAGCCGTTTAGACCAGTTCGACTCTGGTTCGCGCCTCCAGTATTCCCAAGCCTTTGCGGGCTATCTCACTCAATAAAACACCTTGCAATAGTCCAACTAACCGTTATAAACTCCAACTTTATCCAACTAATTAACGTCAAAAACGAGCGTTGTTTAGTCATGTTGGCTGTTTAGGCGAGTTTATGGCATATAAGAGAATAAGGAACGGTAAGTTTCATTACACGGTCACTAACAAGCTGCTGCCTAATGGCCGTACTTATCTTACGTTTGATACTGAGGATGAGGGCGATGCCTATACCAAAAAGCTTGAAGCGCTATTAAACGCTGGCAAGATTCCTGTTGAGTTTGCTACCAAGAAAAATGCTATTTCAACAATTGCAGATGCGATTGATCAGTATATAGATGCTGTTGATGTACCAGATAGCGATCAATCTTTGTTGGCTATACTGCGCACGCGCGAGGGTAAAACATCAATTTCAAAGCTTGATTATGAATGGGCAGATAACTTTGTGCTGGGAATGAAGGCCAATATGCTTTCACCCTCAACGATTCGGCACCACGTAGGGGCACTGGCGCGCTGTTTTGACTGGATTAAGCGTAGAGGTGATACGTTGATGGTAACTAACCCTTTGCGTGAGCTGCCAAAGCGTTACGCTAGCGGCCATAAAGAAGAGATCGAGCGTGACCGTCGATTATCTTCAGCTGAAGAAGCTGAGTCTATCCGAATAATTTTAGGTGGCAAGCCTATTAATAAACAACGTGGTTTTGAGTTTGAACGCCCACAAGAATTTTTAATGCTGTTTATTATTGCTATTGAGTCCGGTATGCGTTTATCTGAAATCTATACGCTTGGTAAATCACAGATAGATTTTAAGGCTGATACTATTTTTTTAGATAAAACTAAGAATGGTGACAAGCGCCAGGTGCCAATGACAAGTGTGCTGCATAAAGCATTAACGACTTATATTGAATCGATTGATGTTGATGATTTATTTTCGTTTAAAGGCTCACGTAAACAGATAAGTGCACGAGTATCACAAACATTTGGACGGATATTTGAAGCTGCTGAGTGTGGTGATTTTACTTTTCATGGATTACGCCATGAGGCTACCTGTAGATTCTATGAGCGAACCCAGCTAACTGACGTTCAGATTGCTAAGATACTTGGTTGGAAGTCATTGAAAATGGCATTACGCTATGCCAATTTACGTGGATCTGATTTGGCGGGGAAGCTTTGGTAGTTAAAATAATTTATTAAACAAAGCACATTCCACTTGTGCATCTACCAGTAAAGAAGTCACCATTCTTACTTGAACCATCATGTTCGCTTAATGGTCTCCCTGTATCTGTTAGCCATAAATCAGGGTCAATTTTTTGTATTTGTTTTTCAAACTCAATAGCTTTTTTATGATCTATTGGCGCATTAATTTTTTGCCACTCCCAATCATGACTTGAATGATTAGGACAATTATAGCAACTTGAACGAGGTGGCTCAGGCCATCCAAAACGCTTAACAATAGCTATACAATCACCTCTGGTTAGTCGCTTTTCAATCAATGGATATTTATTTTGCCATTTCCCAATTGGCTGGGTAACACGTTTCATTTCATCAATTGTGAAGCCAATCCATACTTCAGCAGATTTAACTCCTTGCTTGATTGCCCAACGTCTCATCACTCGCTGCTTCCATTCATTGCTGCAGTAAGTTGGAAGTTTTCCTATCCCATCACCTTGAGTTGTAAATGCTGGAATTAAAATATCACCTTTACTGCTATATAAATCTACAGTAGCAAATTCGCTTTTGTTAACTATGTGAAGCTCAATGCCACACTTAGCTAAGGCAGGAATTACATAGTTATGTAGGTATAACCATGTTGTACTTAATTCACGTTCTGTATTTATGATTACGCTAAGATCTGGTTTTGGTAACTCACCCATACAGATTAGAGCAGCAATAGCTGAACTTTGAACGCCGCCGCCACTACTCCATATTTGAGTTCTATTCTCGTTGTTAAATTTCATTTTAATTTGTCTAAATTAGGTTTAGCGTTACGTCTCTCCGCAGTTGTACGCTTGACTGGATTTGCACTGGATACCTTGGGCTTAATTCCAGCGCTTAATTGATTTAAACGCTCTAGTGTTTGCCGCTCAACCTCAGCTTTTAAGTAAGCATCTAAGTCTTGCTCACGAATCACCCAGCCCTGACCAATTTTAGCAGCGGCAATTTTTGCCTGATTAAGAAGTACACTTAATGTTGAATCGCTTGTTTTTAGCTTTTCTGCTGCTTCTGAAAATGAATATGTGTTTAGCATGGTGATTTCCTATATGTCTTGGTAATTTCTTGATTAATGCAATACCCTTTATCTCTAAGTGCATTTGCAATCTTTGTGCGGTCATGATGGCTTTTAGATGACTGTCTCAGCAATCCAAAATAGCTATTAGCCATTTCAAATGTTTCCACTGCAGGTGACTTTCTAATCTGATTTATAGCTTCATTAACTGTGCGTTTACGCGTATATCGATACCAAGGCTTAATCACTTGACCAACAAAATCAACGCCACGACTAACCGGCTGTGGCGCTAAGGTCGCTGCAAAGCAGCGGGCACTTAGCGGACAAGACCCTTGCGGTCTCTGGTGAAAATTAGCTCTCATTATTTGAACTCCAATGCTTTCCATTGATTATTAGTTCAATAGTTTTTCTATTAACACCAAATTCTAAAGCTAGAGCATAAGTGCTGTTTTTTCTACAATAGGGCTTATATCTAGTTTTTATTTGTTGAATCTGTTCGATAGATAACTTACAGTTTTGATTGTTTTCACCAGAATTAAACACAGCGCGACCTTTTGAGTGCATATCCTTAATATTTTCAGCTTGAGTGCCTAATATTAAATGCTCAATATTGATACATGGCGGGTTGTCGCATTTGTGCATGACCACCATATTGGCTGGAATCTCTCCATGATGTATTTCATACATCACTCGATGCGCCAGTTTAAGTTTATTGTCTGTTTTTATAAGGCCGTAGCCTTTTCTTGAAGTGTAGCTTTTGAATACTAAACAATGATTCTCAACAACACATTTAGAAGTAAGTTTTTCAAGTAGAGAGAGTTTGTTATTGGCCATTGTTTTTATCTCCAAATTCTTGGCTATAAACTGCAGAATCAACAATTGCTTTTGAAATTTCAACAAGGTAATTACAAGCCCAAGCAATAGCAGAATCATGCTCAAAAGCCATTTCTTCAGTAATTTTTAGTGCAGAGGCCAGAAATGCAGAGGCTTGGCTTAAAGCATCTTCTAAATCAATCCCATCTCTAACGGCAAATAGTGCTTGTCTATCGAAATTACATGCGAAGAATGGATGTTCTTTGGTAGTGCGGATTTTCTTTTTTGAAATGTCGCTCATGGTATAGCCCTCATAAGTTGGTTTTGAACCACCTATCACGCTACTAAACGTGGCGGGTGGAGCATGACGGGTTAGTAGACCTGTGAGGGCACAGGCGAGCCTTTCGGCTCCCCGCCAAGTCCACCCATAAAGGGTATAACTCGGCAACAAAAAAGCCGCAAAACTCACGCTGCGGCTTAATGCCGCCCTCATATTCAGGCTACTAACCCTGACTTCACAATGTGGTGAAGTTAGTGGATAATAAACTGATAGTTTTGCAGTTGTCAACATAATCATTAAACTCAGTCTGTATGGTTTGCCATTTTGAATAAAAAAATAATTAAATTACTGAATAATTAATCTGCGGACAGCGCGGGCGCGCAACTCGTGATTCGTGCCGTTGCCGTACTGGAGGCCGTTGTCGAAATCCTGACACCAGGCATAACTTGAATAAGAGGCGTGCTGCTCACTAGACCAGTACCAAGCCTCTTCAAACTCTTCTTTAAGGTTGGCATATAGCAATGCTTGCTCACGTCTATTTGGTAGCTCGCCACCTTGTTCTTTTGCCCATGTGAGTGCATCAGTCCAGTTAATTTCTGATTGATGGCTATCGAGCAATATCAGGTGATAGCTAGATTCTCCATCTTTACCTAAGATTAAACCTGCATAACGCTCACCTGCTTTAAGTGAGATTTCAGTATGTGGAAATACATACTCTGTAGTTTGTTTTTCAAAGCTTGAAATCAGGCTTAATATTTCATCCTGCTTAGCTTTGATGGTTTGTAAGGTGATCATTGATAGCTCCTAAATTAAAAAAATAATTAAATGACTAAATAGCTAATCTGCGGACAGCGCGGGCGCGCAACTCGGTAAACTTGGTGCTGTAGCTCTGGCTGCCGTGGCTGAAACCCTGACACCAGGCATAACTTGAATGAGAGGCGTGCTGCTCGTTTGTCCAGTACCATTCAGGCTTGAATTGGTCTTTTGATTGGTTAAAAAGCAGGGCGCTTTCTACACGGTTTGGTAGGTCGCCACCTATTGATTTAGCCCACTCGATAGCATCATCCCAATTGCCATCATCTTTATCGCCTGTAAGCAATATGATGTGATTGCCGGTGCCATCTGGGTTGATGATTGCTCCTGCGTAGGTTTCGCCAATATTTAATTCTGGTTTAGTGATTTGGTTCATTTTGTAGCCTTTCTCTAGTGGATGATTGCGTTATTTGTTACAGTGAAATTCAAGCTATTTTCCTTTTCTCGATCGCCATTTCTTTACCTAAATTGCAGCGCACTAGAGCCTCAGCTAATGGCGGGCATACGCTGTTGCCAACCATCCGCACTTGGTCTGTTTTAGTTAGTGCAATCCATACATAATTGTCCTTATCATCGATCACTAAACCTTTTTCAAAGATGTAGCCTTCTGGGAAGCCTTGCGCACGAAATAGCTCTATCGGCCATAACATGCGCAAGCCAATGTCAGCTATTTGATAAAGCTCACCTTTTACAGTGACAAGGCCAAAGCGGTCTTTTGTGGTGATCGTGTGAAGTGGCTCTAATAGCTGCGGGTCTTGGTCAGTGCCGTAATACTTGATTAAGAATGCGCGCACATCTGCATGGTGTGTGCCGCCGGCTGATATGGTATGTAATGGTTCATCAGTTGACTGACCTATGTTGTCACCGCGCATTTTTACGATGCTTGAAGCGACAACGCCTTGCATAGTGCTGCTTGCCAGAATTGTGCTGACTGGCTCAGTAGCCGCATGACCAATGTTTGGCTTGCCATTTCCAGTGGTGTTAAATTGAGCCAAGAAGCCTGTTACCAGCGCGTGACGATTTTCTGTTGTCTGGGTGTGCAATGGCTGTTCTAAATCAATTCCACGTACTTCACCTTCTGACTTTTCACCGTAGTAAGTGCTAATGATTGGCGCAACTACTGAGAAATGACCGCCTTTTACCTGTGCACATTGAGTGCGTAGCGGCTCATCTATCGGCATGCTACGTTGATTGCTTGCATTTGCATGTTCGGTAATGAATGGAGTTACCAAACCATAGCCGCCGCTACTTGTTAGTGTTGGCAATGGGGCATCTAATTCGCGTACACCAGAGCCCCAGCGCTTTGTTTTACCTTCACCTTCGCCATGTGCCATAGTTACAATGAAAGGCTTTTCAGAGTTAACTACATAGCGCATGATGCCTTTAGCAACTCTGCGCTGCGTGGCTTCTGCAAGAGGTTTTTTGCGTTCAAATATACTAGGGCATGGAATAGACCAATCAATGCATTCAGCAGCGGTGCGCCATGGTTTAAGATGCTTATTCTTAACCATCAAGCTATCAGGTGCGCCGTGCGTTTGCTCTGGCCATATAATTGGCTGACCATCACATCTGGCAATTAGGAATAAACGCTTACGGATTGTTGGTGCGCCATAATCGCATGCACGAAGCTCTTTATGCTCAACCACGTAACCTTGGCGCGCCAATGCATTTTTGAATGATTGAAACTCACGACCTTTATTTTTCTTGCATGGCTTGCCTTCTTTGTCTAACGGCCCCCATGTCACAAACTCTTCAACATTTTCAAGCATGATGACGCGAGGCTTTGCGACTGCTGCCCAACGTAACGCAATCCATGCCAAACCACGTATTTTCTTTTCAACTGGTTTTCCACCTTTGGCTTTGCTGAAATGCTTACAATCAGGCGAAAGCCAAACTAAACCAACTGGACGACCTTGAGTAACCTCACGTGGGTCAATATCCCATACTGATTCGCAATAATGTTTTGTTTGCGGATGGTTTGCCGTGTGCATAGCAATAGCTTTTGCATCGTGATTTATTGCAATATCAACATGACGACCAAGTGCAAGTTCAATGCCTGTAGAAGCACCACCTCCACCCGCGAAGTTATCAATGATAAGTTCGTTATGAATATCTAGAATTAATTGTGATGAGATCATTTTATTTTAGTTAATCGTTGGGTTAAGTAGAATTTGAAACTGTGCGGTTTTAGCGATGCGGACTATTTCTTTTCGGTCAGCTGATCGGAATGCTAGGCGGCAGGCATGCAGCTCTTCTGCTGATTTATCAACATAAAGCCATTGGAAAAACTGACCTTTTGATAAGCAGTCGCTGAGTAGTTTTAAATAATTGAAGGATAAATTTAGATTTAATTCATCACTTATTTTTTGCCATGTAAACAACCAGCCTTCAAGCGCTGGCGCAACTTCTACCCATTGACCTGTGTTATCTCTAAACACTGGTACATCATCAGCACAATCAATTGAACCATTCTGCAGCTGGTCTATGATGCTTTGTGGCATATCAAATACAGTGAATTCATCAAGTAGGGCAGGTAATGGCACGACACGCTCGGTATGGGTAATACGACGGCGTGAGTTTTTCTCAGCTTGTCGGCGTTGGGCGCGATTCATTTTGTATTCCTACGCATAGGGCTTGGTTGAGGTATAAATAAAACTTTTTCTCTTGCCCAGCCAACAATATTTTCAATATCAAAACCAGCGGGTAATTGCACATTTTTAACTTTGTGCGATGGTTCTATCATGACTAACCAAGGTTTTTTAGAATCAAAGTCATCTTTGGTTTTATACAAAACACCAAAGCCAGCTTTTAACTCGCCAAGATACAATCTTCGTTTCATGGTGTCGCCACCTAGCTCAAGTGTTGATCCGATTGGTATATGTTTTAAGGTGAGTTCCATGATTATTTCTTTACGAATTTATTAGTTTTTCTATTGATAAAACGCTTATGCGCCCACATGCTTGAAACAATTGCCATTGGACCAGCTGCTAGATAGGCTGAAATATCTAACCAGCCAGCTTGTGGTATGGTTTTGAATAAAACAATGTTGCTTAATGCAATAGCAAAGCTGGTAAAAAACGCAGCTTTATAGTGTCCGTTATTGACGTTTAGGCTTTGAAAACCTAGTGCAAATACTAGAATGAATGTGCTTAAAAATATAAGTAATGCGGTCATGTTTTTAGTCTTTAGAAGGTTTATTAATGTGTAGAATGCACCAAGCAACAATGATTAAAGCCAAGCAAACAGCTAAAATCATCTTATGATGGGTAATGAAATTGATCATATAACCATGCCAGCCCTGCGCCATGCAGTGACTAAGTCATAGCCGCATGACTTCATCATCCAGCGCATAGTTTTAATGCGTTCAAAGAGGCTTGGTTTTTTAAAATAGAATTTTGTTGTTGAGCGCATAACAGTCCTTAAAATGCTGCTAGTAATGATTTAATGAAAAACGATAGTGCTAATAAAAAGCCCATTGCACAGTAACTAACATCAAATGCAGTTGCTTTTTTAAAGGCTTTTCTGGTCATATTCTTACCCATGACACTCTTCTTCAGGGGTATAGTATTTATCTGCATGCTCACCAAGCATTTTGATAATTAGGTCATGACAAGCGCCAATATTTTCTAGTGTTGGTGGGCTTGTTCTTGAATCACGGTCACAGATTAGATTGGCTAGCTTTGCAAGGTCACTAAGTTCTACATTTACAGTTTGAGTGCTCATCATCAACCCCAAAAAAATAATTAAATTACTGAATAATTAATCTGCGGACAGCGCGGGCGCGCAACTCGTCAGTCTCGCTGGTGGTGCCCTGGTGGCCGTGGTTGAAAACCTGATACCAGGCATAACTTGAATAAGAGGCGTGCTGCGTATTACTCCAGTACCAGCGCTCTTCAAACTGGTCTTTATGGTTTTCGTAAAGCAGAACTAGCTCTACGCGGTTTGGTAGGTCGCCACCTTGTTCTTTTGCCCAGTCAATAGCGTCTTGCCAGTTGATATCAGCTTTAGTTTCTGGCAATAAGAATGAATGTGTGGTGCTGCCGTCTTCATTTACAAAGGCGCAAATGTGAATTTCACCTTCTTTGGTGATAGATTTAATAAATTCAGCATGTGCAAGTTTTTTATCTTCAGTAGTCATTAATTACCCCTTAAATGTTGTTAAACCAATAGGTTTTAGCTGGGCTTTGAGGTGCTTTGCTTGTGCGTATTGGTGCTGTGGCTGGCTTGTTTTGCATATTGGTAGCAATGCGTACAAGGCAGGTTTTAATCGCGTCACAGGCTAGGGCTGTTTGGAAGGTGTAACCTAATTGAGGTAACTTGCTGTTGTTGAAAACAGTTTGTAATTCAGTATTGGTTAGTGGCATTTTCAAACCCTTGATTAGTGGCGTTTGAAAGATTATTACTAAAGTATTATTATATGTCAATACCAAAGTATTAATTATTTTGAAAACTATTAATTATTTAGAGTTTTTATCATGGATTGCTTAGATCAAGGCGAAAAAAACCGCCAATCGGCGGTTATATATATAAAATAATGAATAAATTATTGACCTGGTATATTTTGAAGTTTAGGTATGTTTGGTAAATCTAAGCTATCAATTGGTCTATCTACACTTTTAAGTAATAGTCCAGCAAGGCAAAATAAAACAATAGCTACTGTAACGAATGCGCATATAGCAACTATGCCATTAGTTTCTTTATTGTTAATTATTTCAATCATGCGGGTAATAATATAAGCGCCTACCATTAGGCCTATTAGTGGAATCATGTGTAATCCTTAGTTATCAAATGGCTTTAAATCAAGTTGAACGCCGTAAGACATTTTATCTCCGTTATTTCCTTTGTGTCCACCAGTGATAATGGCCTTGGTTGCTGTGGCTTGGCCTGAAATTTTCTTTGTGCTTAGTCTACGTCTAAAACTTCTGGCATCTTCTTTAGATAAGTGCCCGACCATTAATCCGTTAATTTCGACTTTAACGGCTTTGTCATCATAAGGATTGGAGCTATAAGGCGTAAGTACTGCGGTAAGTTCTTGTTCGTCTGAATTGGCAATAGCTGCAATGGCACTTTGATTAAATGACTCTCCTACTATATCAAAATCATAATCGCCAATGAAAGGCCAATTAAATAAATTACTCGTATCAACTGCTTTTTGTGGAGAAGCTGTTTTATTAGATTTTTTGGTGACCAAATACCAGATAAATTCAACAATTTTAAATTTATATAAAATAATTCCAATGATTCCGTAAATAATGATTTCCATAATTTTTAATACCTAAATTTAGCAATCAAAGTTAAGTGGTAGTTGAATTTGTAAATAATGCACATTATTTTTTTGTATTTGCCGTTTCTGCCATTTCGCAGAATTTTTTAACCGCAGCAACTCTTTCAATGGCCTCATCTAATGCATAGTCTGGCAATGATTGCATGATTAGAACTGCATTCTTTAATTTCTCGCCTTGTACATAAAGTCCATCAGTCATTTCACCTGATCCATCATCGAGCCATTCTGGCCTTACGCTACATGCTTTGGCAATTTTAACAACCGACGCAGTTTCTTCTTGGTCTCCACGCTCAATCTTAGAAATTAGTCCTTGGGTTAATCCAACGGCTAATGCAAGCTCCTCTTGAGATAGGTTTGCAAATAGTCTTGCCTGTTTTACGCGTTCTGAAAATTTCATTGAAACATTTAATACTACGCTATTAATATTTTCTAATACCATGGTATTGTTTTTATATAATACTGTGGTATTATTTTTAGTCATGATTACTCCATTACAAAAAGCAATTGATTTATGTGGCGGCCAAACGGCTTTGGCATGTAAGTCAGATATTCCTCAGCCAACAATTTCGGCTTGGGTAAATCGATTTAGTCATCGAGTAGGTGTTGATTTTGTTTTAAAGGTTTCTGAGGCAACTGAATGGAAAATAAGTCCTCATGAATTAAGGCCTGATATTTATCCTCACCGTCAAGATGGCCTGCCTGAGCATATGAGGGTGAATCCATAGTGATAAAAACTTTCATATTTAATTTAACCCTTTTACCCGTGCCACATCGGGGCTGGTTTGTAAGCTGAACGCAGCAAGTACGAATGTGACTATAACGATGAATCGTTGACATATTACCTCCTCGTTGTACCCATCTAAGCCTGATTTTTAGGTATAGGTGGCTTATGAATAATTTTTGATGTGTGTATTATGTTATTGATTTTAAACAATATTTACGTTATTTTTAAGGAATATACACGTTGAAAATTTCTCATTTAATCTATCGTATTGCGCATGCTTATGCTGGTGGTGTTGTCGCCCTAGCTAGCGATATGGGTCGCGGCGAAAAAGTCTTGTCTAGCAAGTTAAATCCAAATACTGAAACACATCATTTGAATATTGAAGAGCTGGATATGCTGGCGGATTTTGCCAGTGCTAATTTAGTGGTGGCTGAGTATTTTGCAGACAAAGCGAATGCTGTGGTGGTGGAGTTGCCTACCGATGAACTGACTAGCGATATGAGCTTGCTTGATGGTTTTATGCAATCTACGGCTAGTAATGGTGAATTTGCAGCATCGTTTATTGACGCTTTTGGTGATGGTAGCGTGACCACTAAAGAGTTTGAGGCTTTGCGCGTTAAGTTGTACAAAAATATTTCAACTCAGTTGAGTTTTTTAAACAAGATTGAGCGAGTAGTGCGGTAATGGATATATGCGATATAGCAAGTGATGAAGAAGAATCAATGGTTGATTTGGTGATAATTCTCACTCAAAAAAGACTTAAAGAACTTCTTATCTATGAACCTAATACTGGTGTTTTTACATGGCTTGTTGATACCTTAAGGCACAAAGCTGGAGATAATGCTGGACTAAAAACTACTAATGGATATTTTAGAATATGCATTGATGGTCAGCGTTATTGGTCTCATAGGCTGGCATATTTATACATTTATGGGGCTTTTCCAATCAATGTAGTTGACCATATTGATGGCAATCCATCAAATAACAAAAAATCTAATTTGCGTGAATGTACTATCTCTGAAAACTCTAAAAATATAAAAATTAAATCAAACAATATCAGTGGTCTTGTGGGTGTTAGTTTTGATAAAAGTAGGGGTAAGTGGTTAGCACAAGGTCGAGAGAATGGCAAAAAGAAGAACTTAGGACGATTTGAAACAAGGGAACAAGCATCAAATGCTTACATTACTTTTGCGAAATCCCATTATGGTGATTTTTATAGAGAGTTGGCAATATGAGTAATGATGGACTGATGATTCCGCCATACTCTGCAGAGGCTGAGCAAAGTATTTTGGGTGGCTTGTTACTTGATAGTCAGGCGTTTGACCGTATTTCTGACAGGGTATCAGAACAGGATTTTTACACTAGTGATAATGGCATTATTTTTTCTACCATTTCGCGAATGATCCAGCGCAATACTGAGGTTGATATTGTTACGGTGGCTGAAGAGCTAGAAAGCCACAGTTTGCTGAGTAAGGTTGGTGGTATTGGTTTTCTTGGTACGCTGGCGCAAACATCGGCTGGCTCTGCCAATATTGAGCGTTATGCAGACATTGTGCGTGACCGTTCTTTAAAGCGAAAGATGATACAAATATCAAGCGAAATATCCGCAAAAATTTATAAACCTGATGGCTTGGATGCTAAATCTCTGCTTGATTTAATACAGGGTAAATGGATGGCGGTGGGCGAGAGTTTGTCGCATCAAGCAGACACAATGCAGCATGTGAATGATGTGATGCAGGGGGTAGCCGACCATGTTGATATGATGTACTCGCGCGACGATCAGAGTGACGTCACAGGCCTTAGAACTGGCATTACTGACCTAGATAGTATGACGAGTGGTTTACAGAATGGCGATTTGATTATTATTGCCGCGCGTCCAAGCATGGGTAAAACAGCATTTGCACTGAATGTGTTTGAGGATGTTTGCTTAAATCAGAAAAAGAATGGCGTGTTCTTTAGTTTTGAAATGCCCTCCAAATCCCTTGGCTTACGTTTAATTTCAAGTATTTCAAAATTGCCGTCACAGCGCGTGCGCATTGGTCGAATTAACAATAATGAGTGGGATAACCTGACCACGGGTTTTAATAAGCTACATGATATTGGTATGTACTTTGATGATGACGGCAGCTTGACTGTTGATGATATCAGAGTGCGTGCCAGGCGCTTACACCGAAAAGTTGTTGGCGGTTTAGGTTTAATTGTCATTGACTATTTGGGGTTTATTAATTCAACAGGCAGAAGCGAAAACCGCGCCGCCGAAATTTCCGAAATTTCAAGAAAATTGAAGGCTCTTGCTAAAGAATTGAATGTGCCAGTAGTGGCCCTTAGTCAGCTAAACCGTGGCTTAGAAAGCCGTCCAAACAAGCGCCCAATTATGAGCGATCTGCGTGAAAGTGGCAGTATTGAACAAGATGCTGATCTTATTTTGTTTATCTATCGCGATGAAGTTTATCACCCTGATAGTGCTGATAAGGGCACGGCTGAAATCATCGTCAGCAAGCAACGTAATGGCCCCATAGGCACGGTGCGCGCTACGTTTATTAACCATTTAACACGCTTTGAGAACTATGCACATGGTAATGAACAGGCTGGTTCACATTATGAATAACGCTAAAAAAATTTGGCGTTTTCGCGGCGCAATTTCCGCGCAAAAAATGAGTATTTTGAAGTTGAAAGTGAATAGAAAATGTCAGTAAAAATATCAGGATTGGTTTGGGATAGGTACGAAGGGCTAGGTAATGAATTTGTCTTGGCTTTAGCTATAGCAGACCATTCTCACGACGATGGAACACATATATTTCCAAGTGTTTCTCGCTTATCTAAGAAGGCAAGAATTAGTGAAAGAACTGTTCAGAGAATTTTAAACGATATGCAAAAATCAGGCTGGTTGATAAAAGTTAGTAGTGGTTTAGGCGGTAGAAATTTTACGACTGAATACAAAATTAATCCTGATTGGGTAAAGGGTGACAAATTGTCACCCTTTATTTCTGAACAAGAAAGGGTGACACCACAGGCAGAAAGGGTGACAAATGATGCACTAAAGGGTGACACAGCTGTGTCGTTAAAGGGTGACATAGCTGTGTCACCCGAACCGTCATTAACAAATACTAACCATCAAGAACCATCACCGCGCGAGAAAAATAATATCACCGAAATTACACCAATGCGACCAGAAGGTTTGCTTGCGTGTCGTTTGATTAAACTCAATGTTGCTGTCACCAGCATGCATCCAACTTTATGCAAGTGGGTAACGGACAATATCCCCATAGATTTCATTGAGCAATGCATAGCACTTGCCAGACAAAACAAACCTTGGCCTGAAAAAATAGCAGCTGGTTATCTCGATGCAATCATCCGCAATGAGTTGAAGCCGAAAGCTGATAACAGTTGGCTGATGACTGATGAAGGCACAATCGCTAAAGGCCGTGAACTGAGAATTGAGGCAAGAGCTGGTGAGAGCATGAGCGATTATCGACAGCGGTTGCGTAATACGCTAGGACTTGGTGCTAACAAGGCGGCTGCATGATGGATCGTGAATCAAGTTATGCATTACCCACACAATGTTACGGAGATCCATCTGAGGTGGTAGAGCGCAAGCAGTTGAAAGAGTTGGGTTGTTTAGCATGCGTTAAGCATACTCACTTGGTTGGTAAGATTTTGTGTACTGACCCGCGCAAGGTTTCCAACAAAGATGTACCGCGTATCGGCAGTAAATGTAAATATTTTGAGTTGAAAGGTTAACGATGGCGCTTGATAGTTATTTAGTTTCTAGAATGTGTAACTGGGCAAACTGGGCAACACGTGGCGCTGATGGTGGGATTGGTTACCCTAAGCGGTCTGCATTCACTAACAACATGCCATGCGGATCAGGTATGGATTATTCTCTTGAAGTGAATGAGGGAGCGATTGAGATTGATGCGTGTATGAAGGCATTGAGCTTAACTAAGCATGAGTTATATTCTGCTGTTTACATGCATTACCGTCGCAATGATTTAACTATGACTGAGAAGCTACAAAGCTTAGGCTGTGTTAAGAGTACTTATTACGTAAAGATTGATCTGGCACATAACCAGATACTAGGCTTTTTAAATGACTTAACATGTGGCATTAAGCTACCGAACTAAATTATTTTCAAAAACTTCTTGACAGGCAATCGGACTAAAATATATAGTTTCAGCTAATCTGTTTATTGGTGTATCTACATAACCCGCAACGCTTAATCGCCTGCGGGTTTTTTATTGCCTATGACTACCTCAGCACCTCATCCATGCAGACATCCAGCCTGTCGAGCATTGGTAACAACTACTAGTTATTGTGAATTACATGCAAAAGTAATTCGTAAGCAAGCTGATGCTAAACGAGGCTCATCAAGTCAGCGTGGCTATGGCTACAAATGGCAACAAATGAGTAAAGGTTTTTTAAGAGCTCATCCTTTGTGTCAGTGTAAAGATTGTTTAGAAGGTGCCAAACAGTTAAAGCCAGCAACAGTTGTAGATCACATCATCCCTCATCGTGGTGATATGAAACTATTTTGGAATAGAGCCAACTGGCAAGCAATGGCAAAAGATTGCCATGACCGTAAAACTGCAACTGAGGATGGTGGGTTCAGAGGTCTATAGGGGTGCAAAAAAGTCTACGACATTTTTATTCTAGAC